AGATACAGTATTTACTACAAATACTATCAACACCGCTTTGAAGTTTGGTAGTATGTTACCTGCTATGGAAAAAGAAACTCAATTGAATGAAAGACTTAATCAAATTTCCGAAGAGATGCAATATGCAGAATCACCCGAAGAGATTGAAGCGATGCGTCAAGAATTATATGAAGGACAGGCTGAATTAAACAAAATACAAAACCGTTCAGCAGAAGCCGTACTTGGTAAAGCGGGTAATTGGTGGAAAAAAGATGCAGATGTAACACACAATATTGCAAAAAACAGTCGAAAGGCTGTACTTGAAGCCGCAAAAAAACTTTATCCAATGGTGATGGAACATGACCCAAGCCACTTTGATATTAACGACCCTGTAAAGTTTATGGCAAATCACGACCGGTTGATGCATGATGCTGAACGATGGATTGCTAATGCAGACCATGATGTTCACGGTATCAAATCGTCTGTGTATCGTATGCAAGATAGTATAAAAGAAGTTAAACCAAAACAAAAAGGGTTCCATCGAAATGTTATGAGTCATATGCTCGATAACAGTTTTGAATTAAACGGTAACATGACACCGGATGAAGTCTTAGAAGGTATGGGCTTAGAAAGTAAAACCAGCGAACAAAAATCACGCTTAAGACAACATGTACAGCGAATAATTGATGAGTCAAATGCAAGAGAAGTTCCTTTGAATGTTTCTACAGTAGGACAGTTAATGACAAGTGGTAAGTTTAACGATGACTTTATGCTTCATAGAACTCATGCAGATGAGCAATTTGCTCAAGACCATCAAGAAAACGGTTTACACCATGCTATTGATAGCGCACAATCAAGACATAAAAATTGGAAAACACACCCTATTCATAATACTGTTGGACACGCCATAAAACATTTTAATACAAAACAATTTGGTTCTAATATGGAAAATAATGGTTTATCGTATTATTCAGCCAGTGATAACGATGTGCATAACCGAGAAGGTGCTGGTAGTGGTAATAAAAAACGCTACACCCGTAGAACTAAAAATCGCCTCGATGGTATTGTATCTTTAGATGTTGATGCAGTTAATGATGATAACATGACACCAAGAATAGAACCGGTAAGAAAAGTAGGTATTGACACAGACCCGGTTCCTATTGGTGGAGTGAACCCTTCTTCTTTTGGTATCATGCCTACACACACTGGTGCTGATATGGTGCATTCTTCTGCTGTACCTCAACAGTCATCGTTTGGTTTTGAGTTTGATGCTCAAGGGCAACCGACGATTGGTACATTTACTGAACCTCAATTATATCATCCTACTTGGCAAGGCGCATTAGAAGAAATTCACGGAACACCGGAAACTAAACAACTACTTGAGTCAATGCCACCTCATCCAAATCCAACTCCACCGTTTTTAGATTATGATAAAGAAACTTTTAATGTGATAGGAGAAGAAAACCCTACTGCTCTTAACTTAAGTGAAATGAGTGATTACATTACTTCTCTTTTAAATCCCGATGTTATGCTGACAAAATCCGAAGACGCTAAATGGGTTCCTCCTGTAAGACCTATGCATCGTATTTTTGATTTAAGTGACCTTGAACACTTACGAGGGTTTAGTGGTTCATGGGTAGTGAGTAAATGGTATGATGGTAAGCGGGTTATTATCGTACAAAACGACGATGAAATTACCACTTACGATGAAAATGGTCGTAAAGTAGGATTAAAGAAAGCATTCAAAGAAAGTCTTGCTGAACTGAATGATAATAATTTTGTTATTGATGGTATAGTAGGTGAAGAGGATTTAAACATCATTGATATTATTACTTACGATGATACAAATGTAGCAGAAATGTTGATGCATGAGCGTATGAAAATCCTAAGAGGGCAGTTTGACAGTCACGAAAATGTCATTATACCCGGACCGCATGATACAAAAATGACTGATGAAGAAGGACTTGAAGACGCAGTAAAGATATTACAAGAAGAACATAAAATTGTTTTGTTGCGTGATAATAAGTCAACTTACATGAAAGGAGAGCGTCGTCATCCTAAGTGGTTGTTACTACGCAAAAGCCGTGACTTCAATTTTATAGTTCTTGACCGTAGAGGTAAAGGACCATTCACATATCAATTAGGTGCAGGACCAATCATTGATGGAGAGTCGTTAGGTAATCGTGCTGTTACTTACAAGAATCAATTTTACATGGATGTAGGAACAGCCCATAATCAACAACGGACTTTCAAAGTTGGTGACATTATAAGAGCAACTGTAACGGGTGTTACAAAGAAACGCAGAAAAGACCGTGATGTATTCAATGTTCAAGTTCGTGAAATTGAAAGTGAAGGTGAAGGTGAAGGTGCGGCCAGTGCTGAATCTCTTGATTTAATGACAAAATCATTTGCACCAATTCTTATTCCACATGATTTAGAATACAATGATGGTGTATTACAAGTAATACTCAAAGATGTTGATACTGTTTCATATCAAGTATCAAGAATTGAAGACCATTGGTACTTACATAACCCTTCTGCCGCATTAGGTGACTTAACAAAATCGAATTATTCACTTACATTAGCAGAAAGTTTGCATCCATATTGGCATCCATTAGCACCATTGATGCTTGAAGGCCACCTTGTTAAATCAAATGTAATGGATGAAGAAGAAATTCCTACTCGTGAACAACAAGAAGATGAATCGGCTGGTATATTAGAAGAAAAAGATGACAACCGACTTCTCAAACCCTCAACAAAGAAGGCACTTGAGGTAATTAGTCGGGCTTTAGACCTACTGGCTAAAGAAAAACTCACTTGGACAGGGCCAAGAGGCTTAGGAATAGACATGGCAACGCCAGTTGAGTCGCCAAGTGGCCCTACTAAATTGACAGAAGAGAGCAATTTACCCGACTACGATGGCAAAAAAAGACCCGAAGAACAAGAAAGGGATGTAGATTCGGGGGATGACAAGAAAAAACCTATCACACACATTGAAATGAAGACAGATGCAGACGAGTCTATCGTTTTAGATGATGAAGATGGTACTCCAACTCTTTCAGTGTGAAAGATACAGTCTATATACCATGACGAAGAATCGAAGGGTAATGTTGTCCCTAAAGCGACCTACCTCCGGCATTGCTCTCATTAAGGGCAGTTCCGATATGGTTATCGCTGGGTATGCATCAGTTGAACTGGTGGATAAACAAGGCGACCTTATTACCCGTTCAGCACTAAAGGATGCTTTTGGCGGATTCATGAAGAGTGAGAAGTTCCGCAATGTTCAACTCGCTCATTCTAACATTCAAGTAGGAGAAGTTATTGATTCCTATGTAGATTCAAATGGTCGGATGTGGAAATCCGAAGTTGATGACGCTGGTATGTTTGTCGTTGTTTCACTTCGTAACGACATTGAAAAGGCTCGTGAAGTAGCCGCAGAAATCCGTAAGGGTAATCTGCAAGGATTTTCCATTGGTGGACAAGCATTCAAGAGAGTGCGTAAATCCGATGGAACACACGGAGATTACCAAGAAATAAGTAAAATGGAACTGCACGAAATTACGATTTGCGAAAAGGGGATTAACCCCGAAGCGCAATTTCGTATTCTTAAGGAGGACACCACAATGACAGAAAATAACGATTTAAACAATGTAATGAACAGACTTGAAGCACGACTTGACGCAATGGAAAAAGGAGAACTACCTCCCGCACTCAAAGATGCTATTGATGAAAAGAAAGATTCTTCCGAAGATAAAGAAGAATCGGAAAACCCATTCGCCGCTAAAGATAAAGACGATGATAAAAAGGATGATGAAAAGATGACTGAAAAGAAAGAAAACCCGTTTGCAAAGAATGAATACAGCGATGTAATTACAGCCGAATACCTTAACTGGATGGAAGACACCCTCAAATCTGCTGGTGTTAATACCGGAGAAGCACGAAACCATTTCGATAACTTAGAAAAATCACAAATGGGCGGCTTCGATAATCCCGATGCCGTTGATGGTGCTGATTACTTTGGTGGACAAGTTCGTGGCCGAGGTCAAGAAAACGGTTCTCCTTCAACTGGTGCTATTAGCGCAGTTACTACATCCGGTGGCAAAACACCATCCGGCGCACTTGGACCTGTTTCAATGAGCAAAGGTTACATTCACCCAAACAATGTTTCAGCATCCGATGTTGAAGCCGCTTACGAAGTTTACAAAGCCGCCGCAATGGAACAAGGATTCCGTGGCGACCTTGAATCACAATTTTCAAGTCGTTTTGCTAACGAACAACTTATCGCAAAACAACAAGTTGAAAAAACACAATTTGATGCTCGTCAACCATTGAGTGAAGTTATGAAGTCAATTAACTCACTTAGTGAGCGCATTGACAACATGGCTACAGGGGCAACGACTATTCAAAAGTCGGCTTCTTTCTCTAATGTTGAAGTACCATCCACTCAAGACTTGAGCAACATGTCTTGGGATGAAGTTCATAATCTCGCCTCATCGGTAACACGAGGGGCTTGAAAAAATAAAAAAATAATGGAGTGATATTAGATGGCAAGAGATTACATACGAAGCGTAACTGACATGGAACGGTACTTTTACGGTGCTGGCAATGCAATGGGATATTCCTACTCCGGTAGTGAATTACTCAAGGCTGACAGCCCAATGATGAGTACAACAGCAGGAACATACCAAGCGATTTATGGTCGCAAAGTTTGGTCCCAATTGAACCAAGAGTTCAACGCATTTTCAATTCTACCAAAACGACCGTGGGAACGCAGTGGATGGCGAGTCATCACCGAGCGACCTTCGTTTTCCGTTGGTGGCGGAGTTGCAGAAAACGCAACCCTACCGGACACTACCAAGCCTACTTTCCAACACATTGCCGCAAAGCCAAAGACGATTGTTCACACATTCGACATGAGCGAAACTGCAATGTTCCTTGCTGACAAGGATGATGGACTGGGCGACATTCGTTCAATCCTCAAAGAAGAAATGGGTAAGCATCACGCAGAACATATTAACAAAATGCTCACTGTTGACAAGGCTACTGTTGCTGGAAACGATTTTGAGTCTCTTGACCGTATCGCTACTGGCCTCGTTGCTGGTTCCGCAGAAGACATCTACTCAATTGACCGAAGTGCAAACTCTTGGTCCGTTGCAGAAGAAGATTCTAACTCCGGTACTGACCGAACTTTGTCACTCGACCACTTGGACTCTTTGTTCCAAAAGTGCTGGACTCGTGGTGGAAATCCAAAGGTCATCCTCACTGGATATGACACTTTGATGCGCCTTCAACAACTTCTCCAATCGCAACAACGATTTATGGAAGAAAAGCGTATCACCCCTACCTACAATGGAGTTAAGGGTGTTCCGGGTATTGAAGCAGGATTTATCGTCGCTACCTACAACGGTGTGCCAATTATTCCATCTAAGGATGTTCAAGCAGACACATTGAGCCGTATGTATTTCCTCGACACGGATTACCTCTACTTCTCTACTGCTATTCCTACGCAATACTTTGAGTCCGGTATCGAAACCGGCGACCCATTCGCAATCAACCGTCTTGGACAAGAAGGAATGTATCGAACTATGGGCGAACTATGGACTACTTTCTTCGGAGGACACGGTTCAGTCCGTGACCTAAAGTGATGGTGATTGAGAAAAAATATATGGAGATGAAATATTATGACAGCAGTAACATACACAAACAAAGGATTGACATTCGTTTACGATGACGGTGACATTACTGAATTATCAGTAGTCGCTGATATTGACATGCGAACTGGAACACCAGTTGACAAGACAGCATGGCTTGATGGTGGTGCGGCGGCAGGTTCATACCCCGGCGCACTTGACGGATTCCAAGCAAAGAACAGTAATACTACAAACGCTCAAGCGGGTGTACGACTCGTTACAGTCAAGTATAACCTTGAAGCGGCGGCAGTTGAAGCATTTACCATGAGTGGTAACATCAGTGAGATTGTAACCATTGTTGGAAACGCTTTCCCTACAGCAGACAAGACTTTTTCGGTGACTTTTAGTGGATTAGTTGTAAGTTCTCACGCAGAAGCGGCGGCTGACAACTGTTACCTCACCATGTTAATTCTTGGCGCATGAGGTGAATAACCTTGCCTATTGTAACCTTTTTAGGACCGTTCTTTGAAAGACGACGAAGGGATTCTCACGAATCTTGGATTCGTAATACACCGGTTGAAGTATCTCAAGCGTGGTTAGATGAGTGGCGACACTCACTACCTGCTTCACACTTCTTGATTGAAAATGAAAAAGTAACGACTATTGATGCAGGTAACGATGGCGTACCCGATTCGGGATGGAGTCGTAAAGACATACTCGATTGGATGAATAACAACGAAGTATCTACTGGTAGTGGTTATCTTACAAAGACAGCCGCACTCAAACTCGTAGAAGAACATTTGAGTAACCTTTAAGTTAAGTAAGAAACTCCAAAGAAATAACAAGAGATGATTTATCATGGCGGCAGGAAATACAACAGACACACGAACACATGTAATGGGCGATATGCTCATGATTACCGGAACATTTACAGACGGCGGCTCGGAGGTTTCTTTCGACGGTCAATTGTCAAATGTTATGGCCGCAGGTGGACATTTCACATCTACTGTTTTCAGTGGAGTAACAATTAACAACGGTTCAACCGAAGCAATCGGACAAACTGCATTAACTTGCGATACTTCCGATGTAGCGGGTGATTGTCGTTCTTGTTTGAATGTAGGTCAAACCGTTTACAATGCGGCAGGAACAAGATTAGGAAAAGTTACAGCGGTTACTGCTACTGTAGTAACTCTTGATACCGCTTTACTCGTGGCTTTGGCCGATGATGCAGAACTGCATGTTTTGGGAGGTTCTATGATGGCTCTTAAACTAAATGCGGCTGTAGGTAGCCATACAGTAACTCTTGATGTTGCTATTGATGAAACAAACAATCTTGTAATTTTCTCAACTGGTAATCAAAGTTCAGCAAGCAACCTTTCGACAATGGATGGTCGCTGGTGGATTCTCGGAACCCGATGAGGTGATGAGAGTTGGCTTCCCTAACCAAGATTGGCGTAAAGTGCTTCGGCCCTTTTTCCCCTAAAGAAGTAGGG